AACAATCGACACTAACGGTTCAAGTTCTAACTTTGGTGTTATTGTTGCAGGACACGACTCTGCTGTTGCTACAGCTTCTCAAGTAGAGAAGGTAGAGACATATCGTGACAACGACAGCTTTGCTGATATTGTTCGTGGTATGCATTTATACGGACGTAAGATTCTTCGCCCAGAAGCTCTTTGTCGCGCCATTTATAACATCGCAGGTTAAGGAGGATAGATCATGGCTACATATGATATGACTGATGCCGATACCGTAGGTGTAGGGGCTGACTCGATTGCTGCTTTACCATCTAAAAAAGATAGCCACGTAATGTATAACATTGAAGCTACTCTTGATATTGATGACATGGCTGCAAAAGGATACTCAGGTGCAGACGGAGATGTTTTCCAACTTCTAGAAATACCAGCAGGAGTACTCGTACTTAACGCTGGTGCAGAAGTCATGAAAGCATTTAACTCTTCTGTAACTGCTGATATTGATTTTGCAGGAGGTGATGATATCGTTGATGGTGCAGACGTAACCTCGACAGGTTTCTGTGCAGCAGGTTCTAACGGTCAAACTAACACTGTTGTTGGTTCGGCTGCTTCAACGTATACACAGTTTGTTTCAACAACTGATACGATTGATGTTACACTTGCTGGCGCAGCACCTACTACTGGCAGAATTAGGGTTTATGCTACTGTTATTGATCTCAATGAACAGGGTGCAGAACCTGTAGCTGCTGCTAGGGATGCAATAGGCTAATTGATTTTGGGGTAGTTCATTAACTTGGGCTACCCCTTTATCTTGTTTTTGGATATGATATGGCTACTACTTTTCTTACATTAGTTAATGATACCTTACGTAGATTAAACGAAGTCGAGTTAACCTCGACTGATTTTGCTACAGCAACAGGTTTCCGCGCTCAAGTAAAAGACGCAATAAACTCATCAATCCAAGAGATATCACAAAAAGAATTTGAGTTCCCATTTAATTTTACTGCTGGTTCTTTGACACTAGTTGTAGGTCAACAGGAATATTCTTTACCTGATGATTTTAAAATAGCAGATTGGGATTCATTCAGAATAAATTTTGATTCTAGTAATAATTTTTCTGCGAGAAAATTAAAACTTATAAGTTACGATACTTTTCTAAAAAGATTTTTTGAAAGAGATTCAGAAGCTACCACAAGCGACTACGATCAACCTATATATGTTTATAGGACACTAGACAATAAAGCAGCTTTTACACCAAGACCAGATGCAGCCTATAGTGTAAGCTTTAACTACTTTGCATTTGCCTCTGATTTATCCGCATCTACAGATACTATGTCCGTACCTGATGCGTTTAAACATGTAGTAATAGATGGTGCTTTGTATCACTGTTTTATGTTTAGAGATAATACTCAACAGGCTGCTTTAGTAAGATCAAGATTTGAAGACGGTGTAGATAGAATGCGTACATTGTTAATAAACAGATTTACAGATGTACGTGATACTCGCGTGAGTAGATTAATAAATGTACCTCATGGTAATGGCTAATGGTGGATGCTTTAAAAGACGTAACAGTTCTATCAAGAGGTGGACTGTTTACTAATGAAGAAGCTCTTACAATGGCAACTCAAAATCCTGGTGCTGCCATTCGTATGTTAAACATGGAAATATCTCAGTTTGGTGGGTACAGAAGAATAAATGGCTACAATGAATATGATACTACTTACGGTAGTGTAGCAGGATTAGGTCAGGTACTTGGACTTTGGATATTAGATAGTACTCCTTATGCAGTTAGACGTAACGCAAATGACTTCACTGGTTCATTGGGAACTAACCCTTTTACAACTAGCAACGGAAGTTCTACGATTACAGTTGCTCATACTGGACATGGCCTTGCAGTAAATGATAGAGTTATATTTTCAGGATCGTCTGCTGTTAATAATGTAACACCTAATGGTGTAGAGATGGCGATAGCTTCTGTTGTAGATGCTAATAGTTACACTGTAGTTTTTACCTCTGCTGCAAATGGTGATGGTTCAGGTGGAGGTGGGTCAGTAACATTTAAGGCTACAGGTAAAACACATTCATTAGGTGCTAATCCCTTTACTGTTTCTAGTGGTAGTGCAACAATAACAGTATCACATACTGCTCATGGATTATCCATAGGTAATTTTGTTACGTTCTCTAGTAGTTCTGCTGTAGGAGGTATAACACCAAACGCAACAGAGATGCAAGTTGTCAGTGTGCCTGATGCTAATAGTTATACAGTATCTTTTACATCTAATGCAACTTCAAGTGCTACAGGAGGTGGTAGCTCAGTAACAGCAGTATATAGTCAATATTATACTATATGGAAGTATACTACAAGTGGATTTAATAGAGTATTTTCTTTTCGGTCTTCTATAGGTGTATCAAAAGTAAGACACGCATTTAATTCATACCAAGGAAAAGAAACAGTAATCTTAACTGATAATGTTAATACCCCTGCAAGATATGATGGAACTACTTTTTCGGAACACGCTACAAGTGGAGATTCTAATCCTACAGGTGCAAAGGTTAGCACTGACTTTATAAACCATCAGTTTTATGCTGGTTTTACTGCTTCTGGTTTAGGACCAAATATTTTATTACATAGTAAACCAAACCCTAGTGATGATTTTGACGCAACAGATTTTGCTGCAAGTGGTGGGGCAGGTGAAATTAATGCAGGTTTTAATGTCATAGGAATTGCTAAATTTAGAAATGGTTTGTTTGTTTTTGGTAAAGACAAAATAAAAAAATTAGTAGGCACTTCTTCATCAGATTTTACTTTACAAGAGGTAACAAATAATATAGGATGTATTGCAACAGACAGTATTATAGAAATTGGTGGAGATATATTATTCTTAGCTGCTGATGGCATTCGCCCTATTCAAGGTACTGCTAGGATTGGTGACGTTGAACTTGAGACTATATCTAAACCAGTGCAACAGTTGATGCAGTCATTGCCAAGTACACATGATCTAGATAATATGTCTTCTGTAGTTATTACAAACAAGTCTCAGTTTAGATATTTCTTTCCAAAGACAACTACGGCAGCATCAGATACAGCAGGTATAATAGGTGGACTTAGATTTGCAGATAGAAGAGTAGGTTGGGAGTTTGGAGAGTTACTAGGTATAAGAGCATTTGTTGCTACTAGTGGTTTAATAAATAATGTAGAAGTCACACTACATGGAGATTTAAATGGTGAGATATTTCAGCAAGAAAGTGGCAGTACATTTAATGATGCTGATGTTACTGCTGTTTACGCATCGCCATTTCTATATTTCGACTCTACCGAAAAACGCAAAATATTTCAGCATATTACGTTATTTACCAGACCAGAGGGTGAATCTACG